CGGATCGAGCAGGGTGAGCCAAGCCTCCTTGGCTTTGACCAGGGTCTCGTGGATCGAGGGCGCCGACACCGTGGCCGGCAGACCTCGACATATGACGGGTGGTAAAGATACCAGTAGGTCGTAACGTGGATGCACTCGGAGTATTGCAGTCTGGTCATAATGTTATCCCCATTGCTTGGACATGGCGTCAGCTATACCTTGGTATGTTTTAGATCTCAACTTCCAGCGATCGTCGGATGGTGTTAGCTTGTTTTGTCCGCTGTCTGTTTGGTTCCCCCACCTCTCTTTGCCGTCTACTGTTCTACCCGGTATGTTTTTGGTGCCTTGAAGTGGGAGAAGATTCTTAAGCCACAAACAGGTTTTCTTTGAGGCGTCATGTCCAAATTGCCAGGGCTGGATGATCTGGTCTGGTTTGCGGTATTGTGTTGACATGATGCCAACAGGATTTTCGATGGCGATTTTTGGGCATGGGTGATCTGCGAACAGCATGAAAAAATCGATGGCGCTTTGCTGTCGGCCATCTGCCTGTTTTTCCCTGAACCACCTCGCCCCACTTGAAGCGATATGGGTGCAGGGGGGGAAGGAAATAATCATATCCCAAGGTTCGTCTAGTATGTCGCGGATGTCCCCTTGTCGATGAGGCCCCCCTGTCTCGGTTGGGAGAAGGTCACAAGAGAGTGCGTTATGCCCTCGCGCAATGAAGGCATCGCGCACTGTGCCAGAGGTTTCACAAGCGATAAGAACTTTCATGCCGCCGCCTCAACCCAAGCCACCGCATCTTCGAAGGGGATGTCATTGAGAAAGACGACATCAGGGTGCTTGGCTTTCACCTGTTCACGAACCGTGGGGTGGTCAGGCTTGCACTTGTAGGTGTAGACCTTGCCGTCTTGAAGAGTAGCAAACTTCTTGAGCATACGTTTCACATCTTGTTCAGTGCGAAACTTGCTGACGGCTTCACCCACAAAATGCTCAAGGTCGGGCTGATACTTGAAGGGCGCACCATCAATGTCATTGAAGGATGCGGTGACTAAGGGCTGGGTCTTGCACCACTCAATTGCTTTTTCTAGACGCGCAGCGGATAAGAGGTCAGCGGTGCCATCCTTCTTGTTCCAGAACGCATCATAGGAATCAGGACCGCCGTGACCTTGGTTGCTGGCGGTGAACGCACGAACGCCATCGACGTAGACGGTGGCTTCGTAGCAGAGGGTTTCTTCAGACGCGAACTCAGCGATCTTGAGGTTCTTGACTGTAAATTTCATTGCTCTCTCCAATGGGTCTGTGTTAAGCAGTATGATGGTCGTCCTGTGTTGTGAAACTCCGAGGAGTTTACCATCGATCAGGCACTGATGTCAACCCTTCGACCGTAATTAATTTGGGTCCAGTGTAAGTGGTAGGCCATCCATCACTGACGCGGGGTGCGTCTCTATCCAAGAACCTGCTGCAAATACGGACGGGACGCCGTATTTCTCTGTATGTAATATCAAATCCCCATTACCGGATACTTCACACCGATCCGCCCAGTAATAACGAAGCGTCTTGTCTGTCATCGCTACGAGGGTATAGCAGGCTGCGGGTGGCTCGTATTTAGCATTAGCATGCGACATGGCAATCTCCTAATTTAGCTCGCCCCAACTGGGGCCGGTACCGCCCTCGACCAGTCGCTCGGTCGGGGCGCCGGGGAAGATGTCGAGGTAGCCGGCGATCATGTCCCTTTCCATAATCTTGAGCAACAATTTTGCGTCTCGCGTCGCCGCCTCGTCAATCAGAGCGTCGTGGATCGTCGCCAGCATCCGGCTGCGCTTTTGCTTTTCAGCCCAGCGGCAATCGTCGAGGCTGTTCTTGTGGCGCTTGATCGCCATTGCCATCACCGAGAGCGCTGCGCGCTGCACCGGATAATTGGCACACTTCGGGAGGTCGGGCTTCTTGCCCATGTAGACGGTGCCACCCTCCACCATCCTGATGCGCCGCGTGCGGGACACTTCGTCCATCATGTCATAGCGAAGCCTGAAGGCGTCTGGGTAGCGGTCCTGCCAGAAGTCGATGTAGCCCTGCGCCCGATCGACGCTCGTGCGCATCGTCGCGGCGAGGCCCATCGCGCCGGAGCCATAAATAATACCGAAGCTGATGCCTTTCGCGCTTTGGCGCGCCGCCTTGCCGGCGCGCGTCGTCCTGTCTATCGGCGCGCCGGCGACGACCGCCGCGACCTCCGCGTGGACGTCGCCGTTTACGACGTCATCCAGAAGCTGTTCGTCGCCGGACAAGAGGGCGAGTACGCGCAACTCGATGCCCGAGTAGTCGAGGCTGACGAGCCTCATTCCGCGAGGCGCGACGAAGCTCTTCCGGATCGACGTAAACTTCCCGAGGAGGTCAAAGTCGCGCGGCGTCTGCTGGACGTTGGGGCCGGAACTGGAGAAGCGCAGCGTCTTCGCCGCGCCGATGTTGTAGCGGGCGTGAATGCGACCGTCATGCGCCAAGTTGGCTGACGTGATGAGGCTCTCGCCGAAGCTGCTGAGATACTTGCTGACCTTTTTGTAATCGGCGAGACCGTCCATGAACGTCTGCATCGGCGTGCCGTGGAAGTGCGCCCCCAGTCGGCGCAGCGTCTCCACCTTCATCGATAGCTGGCCGGTCTTCTCGGTGCGGGGCCAGCCACTGAGGATAGTATCCGGCAGGCGGGCGGCGAAGTAGTCGGACCACTGACTGTCCGAATTGATATTCGCCACCTCGCCCGTCGGCACCAGCCCCCTGATGAGCTTGGTCTTCTGTCGATGTATTTTATACCAATCCTTGACGAGCTTGGCGTGCTGCTCACTGTCGAACAGCATACCGGCGTCCTCCATTTCGATGACTGCCGGCACCATGTCGTTGAGCATGTGGAAAGCAGACCAGTGTCCCTCGTCTGCCTGCTTGGCCCAGCCACGCCACAGCCTCCAGGTAACGTATGCATCGAAATAGGCGTAGTCGAGTTGCGATCGGGTGAGCCGGCTCCCCCAGTCACTGGCCTGCTCGTCCTTGGACATTTCTATGTTCAAATCCCACAGCGCCATGTTCGCCAATGAGAACCTGCCGCCGCCCAGGATGGCGCGGCGCAGAAACCCCACGTCGTACAGCATCGGGTCGGCGCCGGCAGCCCGGAACCATCGCCCTTCAAATCCTGAATAGAAGACAATCCAGGTGCCGCCCTCGAAGAGGCGCGCGCACTTCCCAAAGCCGCCCTTGATCCTGTCGAAGTCCACCAGCACGCGCGTCTTCGTATTGCGGAGGCTGACCAGCCGCACGCGCCCGGAGGCCGGCGACAGGGACGTCGTCTCGAAGTCCAGGGCGGTCTCGCCGAGCTTCTTGCACCGATTGACGACGGCGTGCAGCCGGCGAAAAGTTGACACCAGTTCGTATTTCAGGTTATTACTCTTAGCCACAGGCTTCAACCTCCTGTCCGATGATGTGAGCGGTGAACAATGAAAAGCTGGCCCCCAGTCCGCGAGGATCGGGGGCCAACTTTATCCGCTCACTTCTTTCGCCGCGTCCGTTTCTTCTTGGGCTCGACGCCGTTGAGCAGATCGTCCTCAGACAACTCGCCATCGAAATACGCGGCGGCTGCGGCGCGGGTGACCCATACGTCCACCTCCAGGACCGGCTTGAAGTTCTTCTGATCCTGAGCGGTGAACTCGGTGACACCGAGACCGATTATCGGCATGTAGGGCTCACCGGCAGCCATGCGCTGGCTGATCTCGCGAATGAGATCGCCGAGCGCGTTGCTCGCCGAGATTGAGTTGACCGTAAACTTGATGTTTTTCGCGGCCTCGTCGAGGGTGAGCATGCCGAAGCCAATCAGGGCTGACCAGCCCTCGCCGTCACGGTAGGGGCTGTGATCCTCCAGGTCGGTTGACGGGACCGCCCGCTGCGCGCGCTGAGTGGCGAGCCACTCGTGGCGCCCGACGGGCTTCGACGCCTTCCAGCATATCCAGCCCTCCAGCACCGACGCCGGCTCGACTAGATAAACTTGATCGGGGTCGGGCTCGATGCGGCTCTGGCCGACTTGATACTTCCCGCTCTTCCCGGAGAAGTTCATAAAGTCGACGTCGCTAGTGCCGCCACTGCCGGCGTCGTCGGCGGTGTGTTGCAGCGCCTGCGCCATGTCCTGATCGGAGATGGCTGGCAGGTTCTCAGTCTTCATGAAATCAGTTAACGATTGTCCAGTCATAATGTGTAGCCTTTCACGTTACACGGTTCACGTCGAGGCGCTCGCCCGGCGCCCCTACACTTTCAAATGGGGATAAGTCGATCCCCGCCTTCTTGGCCGCCTTCTGGTCGAGCGATGTGCGGCCTGCCGTCTCTGTCAGCTTCACCTCGATGCCGCCGACGGTGATCTCGTTGGTCTTGCGCTTCTTCAGCTCGCGCTTCAGGTCTTCCTTGACAAAATCCTGCGTCGCCTTCAGCTCGGTGAGCTTCTCCTTGATCTCGATGTAGAGGTCGGCGCTGGCGTCGAGCGTCGTGCCCTTGTTGCCGCGCCCCGAGGCGGTCTTGCCGTCCTCGACGTCGACGCCGCACGCCCGGCTGAAGGTGCATTCGACCTTGCACTCCTTGCCGCCGTTCTTCTTGCCCTCGCGATCCAGCACGCTCACCTTCCGAGTGTCGAGCACCTTCTTGGCGCGCTGCTTAATCCACATGTCGAGGTCGGGCTCTAACTGAACGGGTATGACGGTGATGTCGTCGTAGTTGCTGGCGTCCATGTAAACCAATAGTGACGCACCCCACCCGCAGCCCTTTGGTAGGTCAATCTGTTGTCTGGCGAGGTACATGCCTATCTCCACCTGCCTGACGTGGTGCGAGCGCGGAAAGTTATTCTTGCGGTTGACGCGGGGGTCGAGT